TAAGGTATCTGGAAGTTGGCGTACGGTAAAAAGCGCTTATGTTAAGGTAGGCGGTGTTTGGAAGCTGTGGTTTTTAGCATCTATTACTGACTCATTTACTAGAACTACATCTGCCGGTAATTTAGGAAACACAGATACCGGAAACACCTGGTCTATATTAAGAGGTGCTTGGTATGTGGCCACCGGCTATGCGACAGACAATACAGCTGGTTCATCTTACCCTCTTGCTGTAGTTGAGCTTGGTTCATCAAATATGGTTGTATCGGCTGATATTTCACAAAATACTGGCGTAGTTGTTTGGGGTGTTGATGCTAATAACTGGTGGGCTGTGGTAGGTACAAATTATAACTTTAACTTTCAATATACTGGTACCTGTACTTCCTGTGACACCTGCTACTACTGCAGCAGCTATACTTGCGCCGGTGCTTGTGGTAACGCCGTAGCAGATACTAATAACTGCTGTACAAATGTAACTATATATTCTTGCACCGGCTACTGCGCGGGTTATGACTCATATGGTAATTGTGTAGATTGGCAATATAATTGTGGTTACGAGACTTTTTGCGTTGGAGATACCTATCCATGTGGTAACGCCGTAGCAGATACAAATAACTGTGGTTGCTGCTCAACCGCGTACACATGCTGTAGTGATTATTCTTGTACTCAAACAGGCACAGCTACACAGTATCAGGTTAAAGTTTTACGGTCGGTTGCTGGAACCGTAACAGAAATAAACGCTACAAATGTATCGCAATCAAGTTTTGCCACTAGAGTGGTAGTCACCACTTCAGGCAATACACTTAGCTTTACAGCCTATCAAGGTGCAACAGTAGTGGGAACATATTCCGCAGCCCAAACGTCTCCTAATACTGGTACAAAGCCTGGTATTATTAAGGGACCAGCTACAAATACCGGCGTACATGCAGTCGATAACTTTGCGGCATCACCAAACTAAGGAGCATAATATGAGCACACCCTATGACCGCCCAGCTAGGCCTTGGGACCTGTATAATAAAAACCTGGGACGAGTAGATACTTTAGACGCTGAGGCGCGTCTTGCTATCTGCAAGGCATGTCCATCTTTACTTCCTACGGGAAACTGTAAAGAGTGTGGCTGCTTTATGTCTCAAAAAGTAAAGTTACCAAACGCGTCTTGTCCACTACATAAGTGGGAGTCAATACGAATTTCATACAAAGAAGAGATAGAGGAATAACACATGACAACAGAACCTACCAGAGTATTGCCACCTAATATTGTGGCATATGTTATTGATAACAAAGTTGTACAAACAATTTTTGTAGATGATCGCATGGCCGCAATTGTTTTAAGCGAACCATTGGTGCTTAATATTACGGATCGTGGAGTAAACACAATTCGACAAGGGGACATTTACGATCCAGAAACAGGCACGTTTAGCCGCCCTACTGAATAAGGAGATAAAATGCGTGGAGACAAGCGTGAGGGTCGATTTAGTATTGACTTTGAGCGTACCTCCAGCATCTCTGGAGTAACTAAAGATCTAGTACACACCGTAGGTACATTTATTGATTGGTATATCTATGACAACGTCAACAGTATTATTGACCCTATATATGATGTAGGCGCTGATGGTATTGGTGGCGGGCGCATGTGGAAACCAAAAGTTAGCGTTCCCGCAATCAGTGCAAACCTAGATCAAGGCACATCTGTTTATGACCAACGAGGTTTCTATAACACAGATACGCTTAACATTATTTTTAATATGGACGTTATAGAAAACGCTGTAAGCTTATACGGTACTGTGGCAGAAAATATTAGACGCTTGTCTACAATAACTACCAACCCAGACCTATACTTAAGAGATAGAATTGTCTTTAGAGATGGAGTATTTTCTCCTATACGTATTGGGTTAGACGGTCTTTTGGGCGATAAATATACTGTAGTTAACGTTCAATGTGTTCAGGTTAACCCTGAAGAGATGGTTAACGACAGTCAGTTCCAATACTATGCACTACTTAACTCTCAAAATTGGGCTCCATTCGTACATGAAGGTTACGGAGATGGATACTACGGCACGGAAGGATACGGCTACTAATGCCATTAATTAAACCAACTAAAGGATCACTAGATTGGGACGTAAGTCTTAACGCTGCTCTTGACACGTTAGACACAGAAAAAGCTCCTAAAGCTAGCCCAACATTTACTGGGACAGTACGTCTGACAAACACCACTGCACCTACCGTCAATATGACAGGCGGAGGAATCCTCTACGTAGAGGCTGGGGCCCTAAAGTACAGGGGTTCTTCAGGCACTGTTACTACAATTTGTCCTGCATAATGGCTAAGATTAAAGCCGGTGGTGCGGACCACGTTGTAAAGAAGAACAAAAAAGGCGAAGTAATTGTGGATCATGCTGCCAGCGCTAAGGCCGGCAAGTATGATAAGATTAATCTGACCAAGAAAGCTGGGGCCAAGACCGTCAAAGAAGGCGAGAAGGCAACTAAGGATTGGCATAAAAAGAACCCTCATACGAAAGGTAAGAAATAATGTGCGCTACCTGTGGCTGCGGAATGCCTAAGAATAAGCATGGCCAGAAGACATTAGCTAAAGCTAATAAGAAGTTTGATAAGAAAAAGCCTTGTACCTGCGGTACGTGCAAGTCGTGTAAAGCAAAGAAAAAGAAGTAATGATTTAGCCCCCAATAGGGGGCTTTTTCATTTATGCTATCCTATGACGCCAGAGAAATCTGGAACCCTGCAGCTACACCCTTGCACCTCTATTGGAGGATTTATGATTAACCTTACTAATCGCATCCTGCGTGAAGAAACGGATGCCGACAAAGTTGAGTTCGTTCGTGGTGTTTCCAACCTAAATAAAAACGGCGGTAAGAAAGTCGTTGGAAGTTTAGTGGCAGGATATATCATTGCGAAGTGGCTCACAAAAAATGGGTAAGGCCTCATGGAAAGCAATGCTGCTGCAACCTATACGTCAGCAAGAAGAGAAGCTCACCGCTGCCTATGAGCAGATAATGCGTTCACGTATCGCATCTATGCCTAACTGGACACCAGAAGCTGTAAACAGTGTTAACATGCGCTATAAAGATGGCGGACATATAATCACCTATTCTGATGACCGTGTTATGGATATTGAGAATGGCACTCCAGACACACCCCTATCTCCAGCTATTCGTTCCTTTATGATAGATAGGAACGGTAAGTAACCATGTCTATTTTTATAAATGAAGACGCCGCATTAAAAAGTCGCCTTAGTGGATTGACTGTATCAGATAGCGGAAACCCTACGCGTCCTGTTCCTGTGTTCTACGGACACCCTGATAAAGATATCCGTAGCCAGACCTACCCATATATCACCATTGATTTGATTGGTGTGTCAGAGGACCGTGAGCGTGCCCACAGAGGTTACGTGCCACTTACCTATACGCCTGAAGGCATTAACACAACTCAAACTGGCGACGCTAAAAAGATGGTAAACATGCCTATACCTTTAGATTTATATTATCAAGTATCTACTTGGTCTCGTCAACCACGGCACGATAGACAGATATTATCTGCTATGCTAAGCCCAGTAAGAATACCGTACAGATTTGGACAACTCTGGATCCCAGAAGATAGCACATGGCGTCGTATGGATCTCCTAGGGTTTTCAAAAAGAGATACTAATGAGGGCGGTAAGCGCCTTTTTAGCAATGTCTACAATCTTCGTGTAAGTGCAGAAGTATTTACCGATGAGTTCGTCCCAGCTTACCAAGTACTAACAGACCCTAATATCGAACTAACGTGGCAAACAACCTCGTTTACTACCCCCACAAACTAACTACAATCCCGTTACTTTAAGAAAATAACCTAACCTAAAGGAGTAAAACTAAATGGCAACATTCAGTCGCCCAGGCGTCTATGTCCAAGAAGTGTCTCTTCCACAGCAAGTTGGCTTGCCAGATACTAGCGCCTCAGTAGGCGCAATGGCAGGTGCTCTTTCCAAGGGTGATGCAACTGATCCTCAGTTGATTCAATCTTGGGGAGACTTTGTGAAGACATTTGGCGGATTAAATGACACCTACCCATTAACATGGGCTGCATACAATTTCTTCGCAAATGGCGGAGGATCATTGGTCGTACGTCGTATCACTGGTGCTGGAGCACTTCCAGGAACCATCACATTCATTAACCAAGCCGCATCAACTTCTACGTTTACAGCCACTGTTACTGCAGCATCTGCAGCAGCAGGTACAGTTACATACACAGCTGCAAACACATTTGCTTCTGGACAGACAGTAACTATTACAGGTCTTAGCACAGCTGCATTTAACCTAACAGGTGTAACTATTGCATCTGCATCAGCAACACAGTTCACAGTAACAAATGCTGCAACCGGTACAGCCGTAACAGGTGCTACAGCTTCAGCTACAGTTACAATCACTGCTACACCTGTATTTACACTTAACGCTATCAACGCTGGAACATGGTCTACTGCATACTCAGCACAGGTAGTACCAGCAGGTGTTGCAGGCCGCTTTGGTCTAAACATCTACTACACAGTAGGTTCAGCAACAAACCTAGTAGAATCATTTACAGATCTAAGTATGACCTCAACCGATAAGTACTATTTCAAGTCCGTAATTGATACAACATCAAGTCTTGTACGAGTATCTGCATCAGGAATCTCTACTACAGCTACGCCATACACTGCAGCTACTGCAGCTACTGCGTTTTCTGGTGGTGCTGACGGTGCCGCTCTTGTACGTGCAGATTACTCTGCTGCTTGGACATCATTTGATTCAGTTCAA